GTATAAAGTATATGCTCCTTTTGTTGATTCTCTATTTGTAATATATCCTTCTACCTTTGCAGTAACACCACTAGTTTCACCTTTAATTTTTTTGTTCTTTAAATTTTCTAAGTAAAGGGATACAGGAATACCTAAGTGACTGTCATCAATTTGAACACAAGTATATTCGTTATCATATGCAAGTTGGCCTGGGATAACGACAGAACCCTCTTTAAAAAAGTGCTTACCAAACTTTTCAACCTGATTCTGTAGAATAGATTGAAGTGTTGTAAGTTCTCTAGACTGTACAGGTAAGCCTGGTTTGAATAGTACCCTTTGATAGTTTTTTAACTCATTAAAATCATCAAAGTATGGAGATGAATTTAAGTTGGTATTTTGTGGCATTTTTCTTTAAAACTCCAGCACTATTTTGATGTCTTCTTTCTGACTTGCAGAACGAGGAATTGCAGCTCTATTATCGATATAAATTATTTCACCTGACTTAGTATTGAATTCCGCTGATGATATACCAGCACTAAAACTCATACCAAGTTGATATACTTTATTATTTATTGAGGTACTGACACCGTTATACGCCGTATCAATCTCCAATAAAGAACCAACCACTGATGTTCCACTAATTGTAACTCCATATCCAGCATCAGGATTTGAAGTGAAAGGAATAATCTTATATCCAGTTTCACTAGAAGCAAGACCCATTGGTTGATAATACTTCAACACTCCAGTAACTTTATCCCAAGATGCAACATATCCAATCGCAGTAGAACCAACACCAACTGTCTGTGTAATCTCAGAGTCAACAGCATAGGTTGTTGCTGTTGTTACACCAGCAAGTTTAACTGCTTTTAGACCACTAACCATAGCGGTGTCTAGTAATTCTGTACTACTACCAAACACAGTGGGATTTTTTATTAATCCAACCCTAGCAAAATCATTACCTTCAATGATATCTGGGTTAGTTTCTAATGTTTCAAATCTAGAATATAGTAACGCTCTATACGCACCTAACTCTCTATAGATGTCATATCCATGTCCGCCTTTTGGTGGTATAATTACACTGAACCCTGCATTGGAGGTTGTTCCGATTCCAGTATTGGTAAGGTTAGCAAGAACACCGCCAGACTCAGAGCCAGGAGCGCCTGGGAAGAATTGTATTGATCCGTGGGTATACCCTTGTCCTCCGTCAGTAACAAATACTTCAGAAACCTTTCCGAAAGAATCAACCGTAATTGTAGCCTTTCCTCCTGATCCATCTCCGAGAATTGGAACATTGGCAAAAGATGTAGAGATTGGTTGATAGTTAGAGCCTCTATTATCAACAACCACAACTTCGATCTTTCCATCTATAGCGTTAGCCTTTGTTGCAACAGTCTCGCCTTGTTTACCCCACTGTTCGGGCACTGGTATGTATTCAATAGAGTCAAATTTAACGATCTCTGATGGTTTAATCGTATAAAGATATTTCCAAACATAACCATCGCCACTAGTGCCAGCTGCCCTTGGCTCAAGGTCAACAAATGTGGGTTGGTCATATGAAGGCCTACCCTTGGGGTTCTCAGGGTCTGATCCATTTTGGAGACAAATGTAAACTTTCAAGTCCTCATTCACTATGTAGTAATTTGCTTCGTACAAACTACCTTGTGAAGTTATTGGTGTTAAATTGTAGATATTATAGTCATGTCGGTACATTTCATAGGTAGTACCAGCAACCCATTTTACCTTCCTAACAAGTCTGCGAACATCCTTGTCAGTCACTTTCTTCATAGCAATTATAGATTCTTTGATAGAATACTCTTCTTCAAATCCATCTAGAGGTGCAGGGGTGTCGGTAGCCCATGTGGCAGTACCGCCTGCCTTTGGTTCTATGGAATTTGGTAATCCCATGAACGCATAGTATTTGTTAACAGTAGATCCGACCCCGACAAAACTTTGCACAAAAGTCTCGGCATTTAAAATTCTAAACTGTTCGGATATTATGGCAGGCATTTTAAAAAAACTAGTCTTTTTGTTTTATTTAGTGGTTAAGTTAATGGTTTCTTTCTAGAGACTACTGGAGCAGTAGATATTCCTGTTAAACCATTGTTTGAATTGACAAAGAAATCTTTAGGATTTCCAGAAGCACGGTTCTGATATCCAAAGAATTTACCCCAACTATATTTACCCCAGAAGGTATCCATATTTGATGTCACGGCAAGACCAACTTGAATTGTATTATTACCGTATGAAACTGGGCCAGGTAAGAACGCACATGTTACAGTGGTCAATCCTGATATTGCATCTCCAACAGTAGCTTGTTCTACTCTAAAGACGCCACCAAGATAATCACCAGAAGTTACCATACCAACAGGAACTCTAGAACCACTGGAGGTTGTAATACCTGTCAAGGCATGACCTACAACTAATGAACTATCATATATGGTAAAGTAATCTCCCTTTTCAAGTCCACTAAACTGAACTCCAAGATCGTTAAGTGAAGAATATCCATAACCAAGATTAGTATTATCATTGAATTGAGATTTCAATGTAAATGTTAATTGTGGAAGTCTATCGGCAGTTCCTGGCAACCATGTATTTATTCCTACTATGTCTCCAAAATCGCCTTTTGCATCAACTGATAATACATCTTCCTTCGTAGTTCTGTCACTTTCTACAATTACTGGTGGAGAACTACCAACATCATAACCAAATCCACCATCTGTAATTGTTACCGATGTAATTACTCCAGCAGTAACAGAAGCGGTTGCAGTCGCCCTATTGATAACTGGATCTGCATAGAAGGTGGTGGTTGCAGAACCAACAGCAATAACTCTTCTACTTGCAAAATCACCAAATGGCGTATCTACAAGATCACGAATCTGGTTTGAATGTGGAACTGTTCTCTCATTCCAGTTTGCTAAATCAAATGAGTAATACAAACCACCCACTGTACTAATTCCAACATAGATGTTATCAAAGAACTTAATTTTTGCAAAATCAAATGTTGCAGGGTGTTGAGTTCCAGCTGGTAACTGTTGACTCCAAGGTTGCCAGAAGTTCTTGTCAGTTGAAATACCAATAGTTCCACTGTCACCAACAACAATAAATTTATTACCATCATAGATGATATCATTCAAGTCATTAAGAGTATTACTTACCTTATCTGACCATCCTTTTCCGTCGTTTGATGCAATAATAACACCACCATTACCAACAGCAATGAATTCTGACTGACCATAACAAACTGCATTTAAAGTTTGTAATGTTCCTGAGAATTGACTAAATGCACCACCAGTTGTTAGACCAACAGCGGTAAATATAGATCCAGCAGCACCAACTGCGACCCATGTATTTCTAGTTCCCTCCCAAATTACATCTTGGAAATTACCCTGATATGTGCTTGGTAGTGTAAGTGTTTGATTGATAGCTGGTATTTGTCTTTGTTCAAATAGATCTATTGCAGTCCATGTAGACATACTGTTACCTACTGAAACTGCTCTCGCCATTGAACCATAATCACCTACAGCCATTGCATAGACAGTAGATGTTCCACTATTACCTACGCCCACACCATTGAAGGTTACAGTTCCACCAAATCCAATTCTACCCCTTTCCCAGAATGTTCCACTCTTGGTATTCATATAGAAACTACTGGAACCGACAGCAATTATTGGTTCTTCCTTTGTCAATGCCTTAAATTCTACAGAAGATGTAATACCTGTAATAGGATCGAACTCCCATGCAGATATGGGGTCTCTACGTTTAATTAATGCACTTGAAATTGCAACATTTGGGGATGAAATATTAAGATACCCCTTTCCACCATCTGCAATTGTTAGAGATGATATGCTAGATGATGTAGAAACAATAGATGTAATGATGCCTGGCAAAACTTCAGTATCATCAAATATCTGAATGTTTCTTTCGGACTGTAGTAATTTATCAATAGCGTTGAATACTGGGAAAGCATTACTTACATAGATGCTCTCATCAGTCTGAGAAACATTTTTTATCAATCTAGTTGTTGGTAGAACACGACTCTTCAAATCAGGTCTAGCCTTAGATACTAGAACACCAGATAAAATTTGGTCATGTCTTTGTTTCTCTAAAGTTAGAGGCCTGTCTGCATCTTGAGAAGTATCAATTCCAATACTGTTGTATGTGAATGTTTCTAAAATGTCAGATGCAATTATTCTTTTTGCCGTTCTCTCAAATTGATCTATATCACCGACAGTGAATCTATTTTCTTTTATTTCAATTTGATCACCAGGCTTCAATGTTGTTGATGGTTCAATTGTCTCCACATCTCGTTTAGATCCTCTAAAGTAGAATACTGAACATTTGGAATTCTCCTTCGGAGCTTCTGTAAAGATGACTCTACTTCCCTTAAATGTGTAAGAAGATTGTGGAGTTTGTAGAATATCATTGATGTATATGAAGATATTGTTAGTAATATCCATATCACTTCCAGGCGGAGTCTTGAGACTTAAAATTTCAGTAGTTCCACTAGTTGTTACAGATAAAGTAAATTTCTTACGTTGTCCATTAAAGAATGAAGATATGTCATCAAATAATATAAACTGGCCAGGATAGAATCCAGAGAATGTATCACTTTCTAGTTCTTCAACAATTAATTGGAACTCAGTGTTTACGCCTACTCTTGGATCAGTAGCAATACCACTAACAGTTAATCTGTCACCAACTTTATATGCAGTTCCCTCTTCAAGAACACTAAACTCAGAAATATTTCCATCAACATTGATTCTGAAATCTACTTTAGAGTTTGTTCCTATTCCAGATGTTCCTGAGATATATTCTAATTTTCTGTTAAAGTATGGATCTGGTTCTGTAACATCAATAATTACAGGTTTGGTAATTTCACCGCCTCTCTTGTATAAGGCAGTTTGTGTTGTAATTCCAGCATCAATACGGAATTTTGCAGCATCAATCTTTTCGATAACATCGAATCCAGAGAATCCCTGTTCGATAGAGGAAGCAATTCTCTTACCCTGTTGTGAAAGTCCCGCTCTTGCATAGTTGTGATCAACTGTAGATATACCAACATTTACAACGTAAGTCTTACTATCAATAATCTTATCTACAAATGTACCACCAGCAGCAAAGTCAGTTCCACTAGGAGAGTTGTTATTAAGTCTAGGAGCAAGAATAACACCTTGAATCTTACCACCAGAGT